AAATAATATTAACAACAATATAAATAGATTACAAAACGTAAATATAGAGGCACAAAAAGAAATTATAAAACTAAGTGCAGAATTAAAAAATGTAAATAAAGAACTACTGGACAACATATATAAACAAGATAGAACGATAAGTTCTATACGAAGCGAACAAATAGCGAATGAACAGGCCGATGTTCTGAACTTACAGTTAGATCAATCAATCAATGTTAATAAATTAGAATTAATGAATAGAAAATCAAAGGCAGAACAAACAGAAATACAGAATAAACATAATAAAGAAATAGAAAATATGCAACGGAAAGTGAATGATTTAATTAAAGCCCAGAATAATTCAATAAATAAAGCACATAAACATGCCAGGGAGGCTGCTGCTACACAATTAGATGCAACTCAGACGGCTGCTGCTGCACAATTAGCTGCAACTCAGGCGGCTGCTGCTGCACAATTAGATGCAACTCAGGCGGTTGCTGATTCACAAGTTGAAGGGTTTAAAGGAGCCTTTAAAGGCCTCAATAATATAAATAATAATCTGATTAAAGGTTCGCAAAATACTATAGAGGGTTTAAAAACAATCAACAATAATTTTGTGAGTGGATTTGACGACATCCATGAAGATTTTAAGGATTTAGGTAGTTCATTCAATAATGGGTTCGATAACCTTACAAGAGTTACGGATCGGATTAGTAATGAAATAGCTATTTCAACCGCTACTACTAGTAGTAAGATCGATGAACTTACAGCATCTATACAAGGAATACAAAGTGAGCTTATTAAGGAGGTTTCCTTACAAAATTCATCATCATCATCAACGAGTGGATATACATCTTCTCATGCAGCATCATCAACGAGTAGATATACACCTCATCATGCAGCATCAACTCATGATCCTTTCAATACACATAGCAAGCCGAGTATTCCTCCCCACAACTACCGTCCTCCCTCCGTCGTTAGACCACTTGGACAAATTTTTCAGCCTCAAGTGAAGTCGCGTCAAGTGAAGCCGCCTCCATTTGGCCGTCGTCATAGTGGTCTTATAAATAGTGGTCTTATAATGGATCCACATGGGAATTGGAAGCAGCCATCGATGCAGCCAAAATTTATAAGGGATCCACTTGGGATTTATCATCAGAATCCACTCTATGATAGTGACGATTATTGATGAGTGAAAAGATATCTAGAAAAAAGGCAATATAGAAGAGGCCGGTTTTGGGGATGGCTTTTACTTTTTACTTTTTATATTGGTTATGTAACGTTAAAAATCTAAGGAGTGGTTAAATAAAAATTCTAATTTTAACCGTTAGTAATAAATCTTGGTGCAACGTTCATCGTATTCAATTCTTGGAATAGTAATTTACATGCATAAGGTATTTGTAAACGGGCAAAATCCGCACGATTATCACACGTGCGACAATAGTGAATATTATATTTATCATTATAAGCTGATATTAAACCACACTTTTTACACGAAAATACTTCATACTTATCAGAAGCATCATATAATCTACCCTTGGTAAACCGTGCAGCTCCATGAGATACCATACAATCCCGTTCCATCTCTCCAAATCGTAACCCACCATCTCTGCTTCTACCTTCTGCAGGTTGTCTAGTTAAATTAACCATGGGTCCAATTGATCGGCTATGCACTTTATCATTTACCATATGTTTCAATCTTTGGTAAAACACAGGACCGATAAATATACTATATTCAAGTTGTTCACCAGTAGTTCCATCATACATAAGTTCATTCCCATGTGACTCATATCCACATTTCTGTAGTTCGTTCGCAATATAATTTACATCCATATTACCAAATGATGTTCCGTCGCCAAATAATCCTAATTCTAATAGAACTTTTCCCAATAAGGTTTCTTTTAATTGACCTATGGTCATTCTAGAAGGAATTGCATGAGGATTGATGATAATATCTGGACGCACACCATCTTTGGTAAAGGGCATATCTGCTTCAGGAATTATATTACCTACTGTACCTTTTTGTCCATGTCTACTGGAAAATTTATCACCTATTACAGGTTTTCTTACGGTTCTAAGTCGTACTTTTGCAAAATTATAACCGTCACCATTTCTTTCAATATAATTTTTATCAATATAGGTTTCTTCGTTTGTACGATATATTTTACTTTGATCTTCGTATTTAATTAATTTAGTATGATCATTCTTATTTTCTTTAATAGGAGTTATTTAGAAATAATAACGTCTCTGTTTTCAACTAATGTATTTTCAGGAATAACTCCTTTTGAATTAATTTTATTATAATTTGCCATTTTCATACCTTTCGTTTTAGCAGGATCTGGTTTACATCGAATTTCTTCATCCCCATTTATTTTTTGTTTATCTTCATCTTTTTCAGTATGATAAACGGTGACTAGAGCCATACCTCTATCAATAGAACCTTGATTAACTAATATAGAATCCTCTTGATTATATCCAGTATGAGTCATGATTGCAACGATCAAATTCGTCCCCGATGGTATTTTATTTAACTCTATCATATTCATAATACGGGTGTCAACTAGTGGACGTGTTGGATAATTCAATACATAAGCAGTTTTATCCATACGATTTTGATAATTTGTTACATAAACTCCCATCGCCTGTTTGGCTTGTGCACACTGGTAAGTATTTCTAGGTGATTGGTTATGTTCAGGAAAAGGAATACATGATCCCAATATTCCAAAGATTGTAGACGGATGAATTTCGCTATGTGTATATTTAAATAACTTATCAGATTGATTTTCTAATATATTTTGAGGCGAATTTGCTATCATGGACCAACTTTGCTCTTCTGCATCTATATATTCTATGATAGAATTACTTAACACAGTATTTGTTAGTAGATCTTCCCAATTAAGTTGATTTGTATGTAATCTGTGAATAATATCTTTTGTGAGAAGTACATTTTGATCTTTAACAAGTAGTAAAGGTCTTGTCAACCTACCAGCATCGTTACAAATTTTGATTTCTTTTAATCTAAAGTCAAATATTATACTAGTATAAATATTTATAATTCCTTTATTTTTCTTTTCTTTCAAACAGGTAAATAATTCATAAGGATTTTCACAAAACCCAAGCCAGCATCCATTAATAAACACTTTAACTTTATTTATAATATTTGAAACGCTTTTGATATTAGTCAAATCAGTTATAAAAGGCATTACATATTCATAAAGTGGTAATGGATCAGAATGGATTGTAATATGAGTCATAACACTTAGATTTTTAACAATCCCTACAGATTGACCTTCTGGCGTTTCGGCTGGACATAAAAACCCCCAAGAAGTGTTATGTAATTTTCTTGGTGGGATTAATTTACCGCTCTTATCTGTTGGTGTAGAAATTCTTCTCGCATGACTCAGACTAGATACATATGTTAAACGATTTAACACCTGAGCAACACCTACTTTATTTGAATTTGCATGTTTTATACCAAAATCTCCAGTACCTAATGCACGTTTTATTCCGTTTTCAATTGTATTAGATTTTATTATTTTATAAATATTGGTCAAATTGATAATATTTTCATAATCATCTGTAGATTTCCAGGAACCGTTATTTACTTCTCTTAAAATTTGTTTTTCCATATCTTTTACCAACTTATTGAAATAATTACGAAATAAATTATTTAATAACGTTCCGGTCAAATCAACACGTTTATTTAGATATGAATCACGATCATCTTGAATTTTTGTAATAAAAGCTGTATTTAATAATTTATTAGTCATATAACCTAAAAAGTATACTTTTTGAATAGGTGTTTCACAATGAGGAAATAAGTCATTCTTTAATATTTCTAGTGTAAAGTTCATTTTTTTAATAGCCCCGAGTTCTTTATCTACGTTCATGGGTGTATACATAGCATAACTATTGATATACTTAATACCGTCTTCTTGTGTAAGATATTCATTTGCTTCGATAATTGACGCTTGTAATTGATCTAATAATTTTTCATTATTTTCCAAATCAAGTAAAATTATATTACAAATATCTTTATCTGAGATGATACCTAATGCACGAAATAATATAAATAATGGAATGGGTTGCTTTATTCTAGGTATTTGAACATAAATTGAATATCCAAAACCATTATTTTTTGAATTTAGATATAGATTGATTTGTTTTGGTGATATACACTTAGTATCAGGTACCGATTTAATTTCTGCAACCCAAGAATATTTCGTATTATTTTTAGAAACATTATAACACGTTACTCTATTTTCGGCAGCACGTTCCTGTCCCAAAACAGTTTTTTCAGAACCATTAATAATGAAATATCCTCCAGCATCATACTTACACTCGCCTGTTTTCATATTATCGAAATGTTTATATTGAGATAAAACACATAAATTAGATTTTAACATAATCGGAATTTTCCCTATATGAATTTTAGGGAGCGTTTTATACTGTATTTGAGTGTTTTCTAATTGTTTACCGGTTCTAATAACATATTTAATATTTATATCTACTGTCATAGATGAAGAATATGTAAAATTACGTAATCTAGCTTCTTGTGGAAACATTAGCTTGATTGCTCCATTATTCTCATGAATCTGAGGTCGATATACTTGAAAATTTGTAAAATCAATAAAAATTTCCAGTGAATGTTTTTTTTCAAGTATATTATAATCTAGATCAGATGCGATTTGTACAGGATTAAACATTTCTATAGTTTTATTGATTTGATATCCTATAAAATTATTATAGGATTCCAATTGATGTCTTACTAGTCGAGGTAAATGATGACCTTTAAAGTAACTATCAATTAATGTAAATGGATCCTCTATATATGAATTATCTTGTGAATAATCATACGACATTTTTTCGGATATTTTATTGTTGGATTTTTTATTATTATTTATCTTTACACTCTTTGTTGTCATATTATTCATATATATTGTTTCCATTATTACAATAATTTACATTTCAATTTGTTTTTAAATTGTTTTATAAATGTAAAATCAATATAAAAATAAAAATATAATTAGTTAAATAACATTTATGACAGTTAATAATAAATATAAAGAATTTGTTAAAAAGCTGGATGAAAAATCAAATAGTAACAGTGATAATTATGATTTAACAGAAACTTTAGATAGTCTTTGTAAAAAAATAGAAAATAGATTTAAAGCCATTTCTCACGAATATAATGAAGAACCTGTATCAAATGTTAAAATAAATAATAATATTATCAAAAAAAAGAAAGTAACTATTAATACATCAATCAATAATATAACGGATATAATAAAATTAATTAATACACATCCGGATGATGAAAATATTGAATATAATATTGATATTAAAACATTACATGCTATCAAGGGTCCTCTAATAACATTAAATGATATGATTGGAATGAAAACACTTAAAAATAATATTGTAGAACAAATTATTTATTTTTTACAGAAATTTCACTATAAAACAAGCGGAGAATTTATGCATACGGTAATAAGTGGTCCTCCTGGAACAGGAAAAACTGAAGTAGCTAAAATTATGGGTAAATTGTTTTCAAAAATTGGTGTGCTTAAAAAGGGAACTTTCCGTAAAGTAACTAGAAGTGATTTAATTGCGGGTTACTTAGGACAAACGGCTATTAAAACGACAGAAGCAATAAAAGATGCATTAGGAGGAGTATTATTTATAGATGAAGCATATGCATTAGGTAATTCTGAAAAGCGTGACAGCTTTGCAAAAGAATGTATTGATACACTATGTGAAGCATTAAGCGATCATAAAGATAACCTAATGGTTATTATCGCTGGATACGAAAATGAATTAAATAATTGTTTTTTTAATTATAACCAAGGGTTAGAATCTAGATTCGTATGGAGATTCAAAACTGATAATTATGACGCAGAAGATTTATTATGTATATTTAAAAAAAAAATAGAAGATATTAAATGGAATATTCACCCGGATTGTAAATTAACAAAAGAATGGTTTGTAAAAAATATGAAACATTTTACATTTTTCGGTAGAGATATTGAAACATTTTTATCAAAAGTTAAAATAGCACATAGTAATCGGGTGTTCTGTAAACCCATAGAAGAGAAAAAATTGATCACTATGGATGATATAGAAAAAGGATTAAAGACATATTTAGACCATAAAGTTAACAATGATAAACACGAAATTAATAAATATTTACAAAATACGCTTTATTGTTAGTAAAATTTATTAAATGATTTTATTTTTATTAATATATGAATAAAACTATTGAGATAAATCCAACATTATTTTCTTTATCTAGTAAACCAAAAAAGGAAAAAAAGCCCAAAAAAGAAAGAACTACTATATCTCCAAATATTATAAAAAATAAATTATTAAAACGAATTAAGCAGCACAAATTGAACGAAACAAAAAATTTAAAAACATTAAATACAAAAGATACGCTGAATACAAAAGATACATCGTATGATGGTTTTTTAAAACAATCAGATAATATAAATCCCTTATTTAATGATGAATTTGAAGATTCGATTGAATATTTACAATCGCTTTCAAAACAAAAGCAAACAAATAATTTAAAACAAAATTTAGAAAAAAAAACAGTTAAAAATTATCAAACTATATACTCTCCTACTGTTACAGAAGAATCCGGTATACAAATTGACTTACCAGATGAATTAGATAAACCCATGATAATTGTAAATACTAATACAGTTAAATTAAAAGATGATATACCATATGGAAATTTAAAAAATGGTACAAAACCAACTTATCGTGTATGGAATAAAACACATAAAAATGTTGAAAATGTCACGGTCCCTACTACTCCACCGTCTATTTCAATAGATACTATAAATCCGAATATATCGACACCATCTAGCGATATACCTATATTGAATGACCGCGAATTAAAACTCAATCTACTTAAAGAAAAAATGAACACAACTCATCAATTATCAAATGAAAAAATAGTACCGCAACAAAAAAAAAATAATCAATTATCTTATCCTTTCAATAGAAAGACTATCAAAACCATAAAAAAAAAATTTACTTTAGGTAAGGTAAAAAATAAACGTGAAATATCTATACTAGTAAAAAGTAATAATACTAGAAAAAAAATAACAGATGCGTGTAAAGATTTGCGAAAAAAACCAACAAATGAAATTAAAAATTATTTGAGAGATCATAATTTAATAAAAATAGGTAGTGGTGCTCCAAATAATATTATTAGACAGTTATATGAATCATCTATGATGTCCGGAGAAATTACAAATTTAAATAATGAAACCATGATGGATAACTTTTTAAAAAGTGATATTAATTAAAAAATAATATAATACTATTTCAATATGGAAACCACATATAATAAATTAAATGCTAATACTAAAGAATTACTAGACAAACTTCAGTCATATTTAGAGACCTCATTTTATTATTATGGAAGTATACAAAGAATAGATTTTTTGGAAAATTATAGTGATGTAGATATAGATATTTTTACACATAACACAGACTCTACGTTGAATAAATTAGCACATTTTTTTAAGTTAGATAAACGAGATATAAAACCAGTAATTTATAGAACAAATGTTAGTGATAAGATAGTAAAAGGGTTTAAGGTCAAATACGAAGATCTAAAAAAAAATATTCAAATAGAATTATCTATTTATAATGAAAAAGATAAAGATATTATTTTAACCGAACATAATAATAATAGTAACATACCATTTATTACTTGCTGTATGTTATTAATATTAAAGATTGCATACTATTATTTAGGTATAATTAATAGTGAATATTATATATATTTTAAAAAAAATATAATACATTTATTTGACAAAATAAGACCAGATTTTATTGATATTGGTTTTGAAAACCCTTATTATAAGGAAGACAATAGTCAAAACAAATAACTATAAAGAGATTAAAGACATCATATATATTTTATTATGTCTTTAATTAAAGAATATTTTGAACTAACAAATAAATATATTCGTGAATACGGTGAAAAAACGATTTTACTTATGCAAGTGGGATCATTTTTTGAAGTATACGGCGTTAAAACCCAAAATACGATTCTAGATAGTAAAATAAGTGATTTTTCCCAAATATGTGAACTAAATATTACGGAGAAAAACGTATGTGTATCAAGTGATAAAGAAAACATTATGATGGCTGGATTCAAAGATATAATGATTGAAAAATATTTGAAAAAATTACAAATTGCTGGATTTACTACAATTGTTTACACACAAGATCAACCTTCCAAAAACACAACCCGAAGTTGTGCTGGTATATTCAGTCCAGGTACATATTTTTCAAACGATAATTCTATATTAACAAATAATATCACCTGTTTATGGTTTGAATTGATCGATAATAAAGTATTATTTAAAGGGCAACATCTAGTAATGGGAATTTCAAATATCGATATATTAACTGGTAAAACACATATGATTCAGTTTGAACAACCTTATTTTAATAACCCAACTACATTTGATGATTTAGAACGATTTATATCTATTTATCAGCCAAATGAAGCTATATTAATATATAACTTAGAAGAATCTAAAATGAATAATATTATTTCTTATATAAATTTAAACTCTTCAAAAATTCATAGAATTTCGCTAGTCAGTAAAGAACCTCAGGCTATCAAAGCAAAAAATTGCGAAAATCAAATTTATCAAAAGGAGATAATAAATAGATTCTATGAGGATAAATTTGATATATTTCAAAACGATTTTTCAAGTGATATAATCGCTTGTCAAGGTTTTTGTTTTTTATTAGATTTTGTAGAACGTCATAATCCTCAACTAGTGAGAAAAATAAGTTATCCTGAACTAGAGAACACATCTAATAAGTTACATCTAGCAAATCATACTTTAAAACAATTGAATATTATAAATGATTTAAATTATAAAGGAAAATTTTCTTCTGTTTCTACTATGTTGAACGAATGTTCGACCTCGATGGGGAAACGAAAGTTTCAGTTTATACTTACGTCTCCTACTAGGGACATCGAATATTTACAAGAAGAATATAATATTACGGAGTATTTATTAGATAAAGAAAAAGATAAATTTGATAGAATAAAAAGCGATTTATCTACGATGAAGGACCTAGCTAAATTTGAACGATCTATTTTTCTTAAAAAAATATCCCCCAAATCATTTGTAATATTATTAGATAATTTGAAAATAATCCGTGATATTTATAATAAAACAAAAAATAAAAAAAAAATAGCTACATTTTTTAATAAAAGAACAAATAAATTTAACGAATTATCACACTTTTTAAATAATATAGAGGGCTTTATTCAAGTCCATTTTAACTTGGAAATTGCAAAAACATGCGACCAAATATCTGGATTTGAAAGTAATTTTATAAACACAGGAATTAATCATGAGTTAGATAAAAAGAGTAATGAACTTAAAAAGAATGAACTATATTTGGAAGAAATTAGAAAATATTTGAATAATTTAGTTCCTGAAAAAACAAAAGCGAAAACCACCGAATTTATAAAAATTCATGAAACGGAAAAAAATAGTTTTGCTCTAATTTGTACAAGTAGACGATGTAAATTATTAGAAACAGTATTACCTGATAAAGAAAAAGAAACCATATTAAAAATCGAGCAGGATGGATTATATCATGAGATTCCTTTCATAGTTGGTAAAAAAACGTTTGAATATAAAACTCAGTCTTCTGCCAATAACTTTATTACGAATACACATATTAAAAATATTTGTTCGAAAATTACTAGTTTAAAAACCGGATTAAAAGACGATATTACATTAGTTTATCATGATTTACTAGTACAATTTGAAAATTATCAAAACGACTTTCAAGAACTAATAGATTTTATTACATTAATTGATATCATATACACAAAGGCAATTATTGCGAATAAATATAATTTAACTAAGCCGGTGATCCAAAAACAAAAAAAAGCTTTTTTCTCCGCAAAAAAAATAAGACACTTATTAATTGAAAATATTCAATCAGATGAGATTTATATTTCGAATGATTTGGATTTAGGTACTACCTCACAAAACGGTATTCTACTCTATGGTACAAACGCCGTTGGAAAAACAAGTTTTATTAAATCGATTGGAATTTCAATTATCTTAGCTCAAGCTGGTATATTTGTTCCATGTGACGAGTTTATTTATTCGCCGTATGAATATATATTTACTAGAATACTAGGAAATGATAATATTTTCAAAGGGATGTCTACTTTTGCTGTAGAAATGTCTGAACTAAGAACAATTTTAAATCACTCGAATGAAAATAGTTTAATATTAGGAGATGAATTATGCTCTGGAACCGAAATATCTTCTGCAATTGGTATATTTGTATCAGGTATTCAAACACTAGTAAAAAAAAATAGTTCGTTTATGTTTGCAACGCATTTACACGAAATTGTAAATTATGATGAAATAAAATCACTAAAAGAGGTTTCGCTTAAACATATGGAAGTATATTATGATCGTGAAAAAGACATATTAGTATATAACAGAAAGTTAATGGATGGTCCTGGTAATAATATGTATGGTTTAGAAGTATGTAAATCACTACATTTACCGAATGATTTTTTGGAAAATGCATTTAATATTCGTTTGAAATACACAGGAGATACAAGTGTTTTATCATTTAAAACATCACATTTTAATAGTAAAAAATTAGTTGGTCTATGTGAAAACTGTGGTGGAAAAAAAGCATCTGAAACACATCATTTACAGTATCAAAAAAACGCAGATAAAAATGGTATTATTAAGAATGATAATATGATATTCCATAAAAATAGTGTAGCTAATTTAATGGCACTATGTGAAGACTGTCATCGTATTTTTCATAAAAAAAAACAGACTAAACGTATAAAAACGACAAAAGGAACAAAAATAGATACTGTTGAAGAAGTCCAAAATATTTAATATATATATATAAAAATAGATATGAAAATGTATAATTATTATTTATTAGGTCTTTGTTTTATAACCTTAATTATATTTAGCTGTTATATATCTAATTTTTATAAAGAATCCTTTGAAGCGCTTCCATCTTCACTTAATGAATCTTTTTGTAAAAGCTACACAGGAAATAAATTAAACGAAAAGTGTAATTCATTAACATTTAAAAATTGTAACGAAATGAGTTGTTGTATATTTGAAAAAGGTGGTAAATGTGTAGCGGGTAATGAAGACGGCGCGCTTTTTAATACAGATAAAAATGGCAACACTAAAAAAACACCCTATTACTTTAAAGAAAAATGTTATGGTTGTTAAAAATGTAAAAATTATTATGTTTTTACATTTTTATTTAATATTTTAATCGTAAAATCCAGTTATTTATCAAATAAATTCATCGCATATGTTAATTGACATATTGGCCAATCAATCTGTCTATTTAATTCGCTTGATAATCCGTTTACAATACAGATAATATCAATTTTATCCATTATATCCATATTTTTATCCGCAAATCGTTTAATTTCCTCTGAGTTAAAATTTTCGTGTAGAATTTGTTGATACATTAAATATACAATATGAGTTTTTTTACTTCTAAATCCAGCTATATATGTTATATATCCTGTCTCGTAACTATTATGATTCGCAACAACCTCGTCTATAAATTCGGGATCATATTCTAAAGGAAAATTTTCTTTAAGAGCATTAAAATCAACCCATAACATTACTAAATATGGTATAACTCTTATATCACATGCCGTGTTATTAAACCATAATTTAAGTGTATCAGTGATATGTTTCGCTAATTTAATATGGTCAGTAGATAATTTACAAGAATTATCTTCACATGGAGTAATAATTCCTGCTAAAAAATCCTTTTTAATAATTTCTTTATCTGGAATATCCTTGGGAGTATTATCAATTAATAAAGTTTCATGTGACAAAGGTATATTACCTCCTCTTTTCCGGGACATTCGTTTTATTTTGCGCTTCATACTTCTAGTAGATATATGTTTCAATTTTTTATGAGAATGCTTTTTAATGGTTTTGTTTCTTCTTTTACGATTTGTTCTTCTTTTACGATTTGTTCTTCCTTTACGATTTGTATGATGTTTACCTCCCATGCGGGGGGTTATCATGCTTCCTAAAAATTGTACAAATAATGTAAATAATACACCATAAACAAAAGCGGTTATTTTATCCCAATACTCTTTATGCTTTCCATCAGGTATATTAGCATCTATTTTCTCTTTTATGAAAATTCCCCCTCTTTCAATTCCAATTAAAGTGGCTACCGTCGCGATTTTAAAGCCTTCTATAGCTTTTCGCTTAGCAACCACTGCATTCTGTTGTGTAAATTCCAAAACTTTATTAAATCTTTCATTCCATATGTTTTCATTCGTATCATCATCCATTATCTCTATTGTATCAGTGGGTGCTACTGTATGTCCAATATGCATAACGGGTATAGGATTTAATATGGCTCTATCAGGCGTACCGGGTCTAGTAGGCGTACCGGGTCTAGTAGGTGTACGATGTCTTAATCCATTCGTCTGAGCGTTACCCATTCCCGTACCAAGAGCGAATGGGTTTCTACCAGGTGTTCCGGGTCTAGTAGGCGCGCGAGATCTAAATTCATTCGTCTGAGCGTTACCCATTCCCGTACCAAGAGCGAATGGGTTTCTGCCAGGTGTTCTGGCTCTAGTAGGCGTGCGAGGTCTAAATACATTCGTCTGAGTATTACCTATTCCTTGTCTACGTTTTAGATCGTTAAAAACATCGTTGACCTCAGTTCTTTTCAATGTTCCTTCAATAAATGTAGTTATTACTTGTTTATCATAAATTCTTTGAGGCATTTCAAAAGTCCAAAGCCCAGAAGAATCAGGAAAAGGGTTTTTACAATATTTGTAAAAAGGTATCACACCATTTCTATTTTTAACATTAAACCCACGCTCTGTTAATCTCCTAGCTCGTTCCCCTGGACTAGCTCTAGTCATATCGATTGGATTATCAATTTTTAAATAAAAAATTGCTGTATTTGTTAAAGCATGATAAATAATTTCATATAAATTACTAAACGGTGAATCATCTCGTATTAAACCTGAACATTTTATAATCAATCCATCTCTTGTTAAACCTAATGATTCCACATCACTGGTAACACCTGGTCCTTCCATATAGGGAGTCAACTGAAAATTTTTAGGTTGACAATCAATATTTAATACTTTTTGCATTTTTGAATCATTCATATCTGAAGAAAACTGATGACTGGGCTCGTTACTATTATCTTCTTTCATTATTGTTGTTAAAAATAATATAACGACTGGAATGCTATTTCTCTGAAAATTTGCTAAACGTTCATGAGGTAAATCACAATTTTCAAGTAAATTTAAATTCCGACACTGACTATTACTAATAGTTATTTTCATCGCAGTTGGCCAATCTATGAGTAATTGGTCATATAAATCACTATAAAATGTGGGTGTTTGTTCCGCAGGAGTGGGATATAATTGAACATCAATATCATTCGGAGCCCAATTTCGTAAAATATAATCTCTAATAAATCCACCATAGATTATTCTTGGGTTATTACCAGCGTCAACACCTCCTCTAAAAGTATTTAATAAAGTCCATCCAACCATTTGCATTACCTGTAATTTAGTTCGGGGTTCAAAATTGTGCGGATCAGTATTAAATCTGTTAACCCAACTCATTCTAGTTCTATCTGTAAATATTTCAATACGGTTAGACATCTGACTTAGTTTTCTTTTAAAGATAAATATATCATTATGTGTTGCTTTAGGATTATTTACCATAAAGGATGCTACTAATTGCATAAATAAATCTTGTGGTAATCCACCATGTTGTTTATTATATTTTTTACCCATCGTATATAGATTATTAAGATAATTTAAAAATACTAATACTAAATAAAAATGAAACGATTTAAATATAATCATCACATATAATATTAGATATGATTATACCTGTTAAATGTTTTACGTGTGGTAATGTTATTGCAAATAAATATAGATTTTATTTGGAGCAAGTTCGAAAAAAGAAATTATCAAATACCTCTGGGAAAACAGATCTAGATAAAGTAGTTTATTTGACAACGGATTTCAACGATAAAACACCTGAAGGAGAAACTTTAGATGATTTAAATTTTACAAGAATGTGTTGTAGGCGGCATTTTTTAACTCATGTGGATATAGAATAAATTTCTCCGTAATATATATAATTATGGGAAGATCTAAAAAACAAAATAAAAAACCAAATAGAAAACATAAGAATAAGTCAAAAAAATATTTGGGAGGCAGTACGTTAGCTTATCCTTCGAATAATGTTCCTACTGTTACAAATACTAATTTAGCTTATACAGGAAGTAATTCAAATACTAATTTAAATCGTGCTTATCCTGCTCAAGGACCAGCTGCAGGTGGGTTTAATTTTTTAGTGCCACAGACAGGGGGTACAAAAACGCATCATATACTATCTACCTGTAAACATAGAAAAGGATGTAAATGTTCTATTTGTAAATCAAAAAAACAGAGTAAAAAGAAAAGAGGAGGGTCATCTCAATCAAATAATGGATTACCTTATCCTAATGGATTATTAGGTAGTCCATGGACTCCCAACGTTAGTACGTGGCCTGGTGTAGATGGTATTGCTATGAATAATAATCATTTAGCATATAATACATATAAGCCCGTAGATATTTCGCGTAAAATGTTAGATATAGGAGCTCAACCTCCTTTCACATATAAAGGTGGGAAAAATAGTAAAAAAAAAAAAGGGGGAGGTATTGGTAATCTGCTCGGTGATTTCAATAATTTAGGTAATATGATTCCTTATAATTTCGGAACTACGTATAATGCTATTAATGGATATGAAGCACCAGTTAATCCTTTACCGTATAAAGACCAACTTACACGAGATCCAGTAAGTTATAATTTATATACTTAATTTTTTTCTGAGTATATTGTATATGGCATTTCCAAAATCAGTAAAGGATTTATGCGCTCCAGCTATGTTTTATTTTTATATATCGATGTTCGTTTATATACTCATGTTGATACAAAATTTTGGAATACTTACTTCTTATAAAATAGGTATATATTCTTGTAATTGTCCAAATACGATTATATTATTTATAGCAAAACTAGTTTATATTTTATTTTGGACATATATTTTAAATTTAATTTGTAAAGATGGTTATACGACGTTTTCATGGCTTTTAGTATTATTTCCATTTTTACTATTTTTTGTTTTAATTGGACTTATATTAATCAATTTTAATAGTGATATATATATATAATGAAAAGTGGCCTTTGTTATGAGCAAAAAGGGTGGTTATATATATATATAGAAGGTGCTCCGTTTGAAAGAGGAAAAGCATATGGACGTCAGATAGCTGACGAGTTTACAAAAATACAACATATGTTAGATTTTAATGTGTATGAATCATATGGACTTAAATGGGATTATTTAGTTAAACGTATTTTTAAAGATGTAAATAAATCATTTAACGAAGATAAAACATATTTAGAATTTAAAAAAGAAATCGAAGGAATTGTTGCAGGAGTGAATGAGGCAGGAGGGAAAACTACATTTGAAGAAATGGTAGCATGGAATTTTTATTGCTCTTTACCGTACTGGATATCTACTTTATTCCCTGCGGGTAGTGGAGTCGGTGCAAAAGAAGGAGGTGCTCCAGATAAATGCAGCGCATTTATGGCAGTTGGTAAAGATTGGACAAAAGATGGAGGAATAGTATGTGCTCATAATTCATTTGCAGAGTTTATTGATCAACAATATGCAAGATGTGTAGTACAAATAAAACCCGATAAAGGTCACGAAATTATTTATCAAACTAGTCCTGGATGGATTTGGAGTGGAACTGATTTTTGGCTTTCATCGGCTGGAATTATTGGAACAGAAACCACTTTTGGAGGATTTTCAAGTTTTAAAAATAACACCCCTCTTTTTTTAAGAGCAAGAAAAGCGATGCAATATTCAAATTCTTTAGATGATAATATAAAATACTTTACCGACGGAAATTCGGGCGATTATGCAAATGCATGGTTAATCGGAGATATTAACACGAAAGAAATAATGAGGCTAGAATTGGGCTTAAAATATGTAGACGTTAAAAAAAGTAAAAATGGTTATTTTATTGGATTTAATGCTCCAGTCGATCCACGTATTCGTAATTTAGAATGTTCAAATACAGGATTTTATGACACAAGACGTCATCAAGGTGCTCGAAATGTTCGTATTTATGAATTAATGAATAAATATAAAGGAAAATTGGATGTAAATATTGCAAAAAAAATAATAGCAGATCATTATGATGTATATGTACATAAAATAAATCCAAGTTCAAGAACGGTGTGTTCTCATTATGAAATGGATGATCGTAAATATATGTCTCAACCCGGTAGACCTGTTCCATTCCAGCCACAAGGTGCCGTAGACGGAGTAGCAGTAGATAGTAAACTAGCGCGAAAACTACAATTTTATGGTCGATGGGGAAGTTCTTGCGGTACAGCATTTAATGCGAAAAACTTCTTTAAAAAACATCTCCAATGGAGAAATTTTAAAGATTATATATACGATCGTCCTTCACAGCCTTGGACATTATTAGGTAAACAAAATAAAAAGAAAACGAAAAGACATCATAATCAAAATAAAAAAACTCGTAAAAATATTTAAGCGATTAAATATTTATTTTAAATTATTTTAATTTTTTAAATGAAAATAATTACATCTGCAGTAAATAATCCGGTTTTTATCGAAATTCAATTTCATACCCTACAAAAATATATGAAGTCTGAATATGAATTTATTGTTTTCAACGATGCAAAAACGTTTCCTGACTTTTCCAATTTTAACGATATAACTTTAAGAGAGAAAATAACAGATATATGTAAAAAATATAATATTAAGTGTATTGAGATTCCTTCTAACGATAATCAAAAAAAAATAAAAAATGCGAGTTACCGTACCGCAGTCGCGATGAATTTTATATTAGAATATCAAAAGAAAAATCCAGATAAATACTTACTATTAGATAGCGATATGTTTTTGATCGATGATTTTTCGATAGATGAATTCGAAAGTTATGACGGCGCAGTAGTGTTACAAAATAGACATCACTACCATTATATATGGAATGGTTTATATTATTTTAATACACCGAAGTTAGACATGAATAAAATGAATTGGCACTGTAGTTATAATACTGATACGGGTGGTATGATGAATAAGTGGCTTATGAACTATCAATTATCTAATTTACAAAAAGGTGGTATTTATTTTATAAATCATTTGAGTTCTCTCAATTGGAACAAATCAAATAATAAATTGAAGAATGATAAACTCTTTGAATTCTTGAAAACAGATTCAAGAAATAAGAATGGGTTTTTTTATTGCGAAATTTATTATAATAAATTTTTTCATTTTCGAGGTGGTGGAAATTGGAAACGAGAAACATCTGTATATGACACCATTTTAAGATTGAAGGATATTCTTACTGAATAAAGTGTCAATATTTTTAACTAAATTTATTTTGTTTTGTATTTTATATGTTTTTCGATAATAATCATCAGGTGAATCTAATATTTTTTTTATTAAAGAAATATCATCTTCTAAATTTCCTGCCATATTAATTACTTTATTTGGAAAATAATTATTTATATTGAAACATCCAATATAGATTGGCATACAATTACATAACATAGGTGTAATTATTTTTTCTGAAAAATAATGAGGTTCCATCCAATTTTCAATACAAATAGTAAATTTATATTCACTATATGGCTCATATTCTTCAAATTCTCCTTTCAATTGATTACCGCTGTAAAGTTTACAACCTCTACCATAAATATCAACCGGTAAGTTTTGTTTTAATATTTCGTTTACCAACACATGTCTATAATTATGACCAGGAGCGTATGATTTTGTACTAAAACAAATAGACATACATTTATTTTTAAAAGATATAGAACGTTCGGGAGAGCTATACCATAAAAATGAAAAACCCTCCACAAACGGTTCTGGTAAGCTTTTAGTATTACCTATATAATACTTACCTATACATTTTTTTGCATAAATAATAAATAATTTTGTTGGCTTTAATATATTGTATGGTTCGAAAGCAAGCCCTATAACATTCTCTTTGGGTACGTTTAAAATTGGCATCGCTTGATTAATTATAATTACATGGGTATAATCTTCATCGTTTGTAAATAAATATTTTTTTCCGTATAGCTTATTTTTACTAACTTTACATGCTTTTTCAAAGTTTAATTTACAAGTATTAGTGTCGGTAAAATCGCTAAAACATTTTATTTTATACATAATTATATAAATCCAATTATTAATAAATGAAAATTATATTTTAAAAAAATATGATTTATATTATATAAATGAATGATGATATAACAAATTTATCTTGGAAAATTATAGATACGTATTTTAATGATAATCCGGAAATATTAGTAGCACATCATTTGGATTCTTATAATAATTTTTTTAATTCTGGTATAAATCGTATCTTTTATGAGAATAATCCTATCAGGTTTCAAGAAAGAGATGAAGGAAAAGAGTTTAAAAATGAATGTTTTTTATATTTAGGTGGTAAACAAGGTGATAAAATTTATTTAGGTAAGCCCATTATTTATGACGAAAATAACACACATTATATGTATCCGAATGATGCGAGGTTAAGAAATATGACATATGGTATAACAATCCAGTACGATGTAGACGTAGATTTTATTTATTATGAAGATGGCGAGAGAATAGATCATACGATAACGTTGGAAAAAATTTATCTAGGTAGATTTCCTATTATGATTCAATCAAATTTATGTATTTTGGATGGATTATCGCGTGATGTTAGATTCAATATGGGGGAATGTAGAAATGATTATGGTGGATATTTTATTATAGATGGAAAAGAAAAAGTTATTGTATCACAAGAAAAATTCGCGGAAAATATATTGAATATTAAAAAAAATAAATCAGATGATACATATAGTTATTCTGCCGAAATTAGATCGGTTTCAGAAGATTCCTCCAAACCAATTCGAACTACAGCAGTTAAAGTTGTAGCACCATCACCTAATTTATCTAATAATCAATTGGTAGTTACAGTTCCTAATGTAAAAAAAGAAATGCCATTATTTATTGTAATGAGAGCATTAGGAGTAGAATCTGATTTAAGTATTATAAAATATTGCTTGTTAGACTTGGGAAAAAACAAGTCTTATATGCAATTTTTCATACCTTCAATTCATGATGCAAATAAGATATTTAATCAACAAACCGCTTTAGAATATATAGCAACCTTTACAAAACGAGGAACCGTTTCTAGTGTAATGGAAATTTTATCAGATTATTTCTTACCTCATATAGGAGAATTAAATTTTTTAGACAAAGCATATTATCTAGGTTATATGTCATTTAGTTTATTGAAAGTATTTAATAAAGAAAATCGTCCGACTGATCGTGATAATTTTAGATTTAAACGCGTTGAATTAGTTGGTACGCTATTATACGATTTATTTCGAGAGTATTATCTTATTCAGAAAAAGGAAATAGCGAAAAAAATCGATGAAGAATATTACTATCATAAAGGCGAATATAAAGAAGGAGATAAAAGTATAAAAGATAAACAAAAAAAAACAGATCGCCCCAAAGAAGCAGATAAATATAATAATAATTTTACGAGTTTAATAGAAAGTAATTTTAAATCATTTTTCAAAGAACGAACTCTAGAAACCGGTTTTAAGAAAGCATTCAAAGGAAATTGGGGATCTCAATCACATACAAAACGATTGGGAGTAGTCCAGGATTTAAATAGATTGAGTTGGAATAGTTTTATATCGCATATGCGTAAACTCAATTTACCGCTTGATTCTAATGCAAAGGTAGTTGGTCCCCGATTATTGAACGGATCGCAGTGGGGATTTATAGATCCGATTGACACTCCAGATGGTGGAAATATTGGATTACATAAACATTTAGCAATAAGCGCCTCTATTACCAGTGGAGCTTCATCAAAACCTATAATTGATTGGTTTCGTTTTAATACCCCTATTAAATTATTAATGGAATGTTCTCAAGAATATATCGCAAACACAACGAAAATATTTGTAAATGGTAATTGGATAGGGGTTATTGATAACCCAATTGAATTAGTGAAAAAAATGAGGCTATATAGAAGAAATGGTATCATATCTGTTCATAGTAGTATTACGTTTTTATATGAAACAAACGAAATTTATATTTATACTGACGCCGGAAGATTAATCCGACCTATTTATTATATTGAAAATGAAACTGTCAGTTATAAACGAAAAGAAATTATTGAAATGATTCAAAATCAAACGATAGATTGGCAATCTCTCATATCGGGTACTAAAAAAAAACCAGACGATTATCACTATAAAAATAATACTGTTTTTAATCTATTTGATTTATATCCAGATTTAAATAAAGACGATGATATAGTAAGAAATAATTTAGAAAAAAATAAGTCGGTATTAGAATATTTAGATGCTAACGAAGAAGAAACTTCTTTTATAGCGGTTCAACCGGATGATTTAAAAAAGTCAAAATATTATACTCATTTAGAAGTTGATCC